TATGGATCTTACTCTAACTACAGTAGCAGAGTCAGAAATACTTGCTGGAAACCCTGCAAGCAACTGAGCTCTAGTTACTCCAGAGGCAAAAGCAGATGTGAACCCATCAACATTTGTATAAAGGTTGAAAGGTTCTGCATCTCCTCCTACTTGAGTAAATTTTATTAATACATTCATTACATTGTGGTTGTAGTTGTTGTAGTTTCAGGAACTTCTGTTGTTGTAGTAGTAGTAGAAGCTTCAGTGGTTGTTGTTGTGGTAGTTGTTGGCATCAAACTTACAACAGTTGCTTGCAAACTACATACAAGTGCCTCTAACTTTTGTAAAGCAATAGTTAGATTATCATTAAAGTTTACTTCTGTACAAGGTAGATTAGGACCTGTATACTTTACATTATCTGTAGATGTAGGCTGACAATTTTGACAGGTTACTCCACAAGTACAAGTTGAATTACAATTACACATGATCTTAAGGTTTAGGTATATACATGATATAATAAGCACCAATACCTGGTTGGATATTAGCATGAGCTACATTACCACCATTATCTTTTACATTGACTTTCACATTTCTTTCTCCTGCTACAGGGTGTTCATCACCTTTTAATCCTGTTTTTGCAGAATCAGTAGATACTTTAGTAGTAACCCCTCTCCATACTCTTTCATCAGTATCAAAATCTGCTTTATATTCAAAAACAGGAGCATTATAAGTGTGAGTATGCCCAGGGTCATTTATAAGTATTTCACCAACATGTCCATGAGAAGGTAAGTTCTCTACTGTTAAAGGAACCACATTTACCCCTTTTTTCTCTCCTATAGCCCATGCAGGATTACTTCCACCTGGAGTAACCTCAGCATCAAAAGGAGCAGGTCCCATAGCTGTTGAGCCAGGTATAACCCTACCTCTAATATCAGGTATGCCAGAGTGGCTTTTTCCATTACATATATAAACATCTTCCCAAGGCCCACCAATAATTCCTGCTCCATTAGCATCAAAAGCTCCATTTGGAATTAGGAATATAGGATAGGCTACCCAAGGAACCATCCTTGTATTATATTTATTAGTAGTGGCTTGGCCAGCAATATGAGCATCAATTAATTCATCTAGCTCACTTGTAGGAGTATAGTTAGTATGTAAATCAGCTTCTACACTACATAGTTTGTTCATAATGACTTGAACCATCCCATGTGTATCTGTATTTGCAGGAGTTCCTGCAAGACAAGCTGGAATAACATAATCAATATTTAAAGCTAATATAGCTGCTTCTACAACTACTAAATCCTCTTCTACTGCTTTTAGTCTAGTATCTAAAGCACATATAGACTTTAAAAAAGCAGTTAATACAACATTTAAATCAAATGGTGGGCAACATGGCATGAAACTATTCACTAAAGCACAGACATCATTACTGTTTAGCGTAGGTATAATACCTGAGCCATTCAATAATATCAATATCTTGTCAGTGATTTTGTTTTCAACTGTCAACAGATTATCACCATTTTTAATATCAAGGGCAGAAATATCTGCTCCTGTATATTTCACACACTGGTCAGAGATTACATCTGCACAGCCATTAAAGCAGTTTGAGCATGCCATGGTTTATATTTTTAATATTATTATTCAATTTCTATGAAATACTATGATAGGTTCCTTGTAAACACAAGAGTCACAACCAGCTGTTAGTATTCTCACTCTATTAGCTATTTGATTTACTGAAAAATCACAAGCATAATTCATATCGACATACTTATTTATTAGGATTCTTTTGTAAGCCAAAAGATCCAGTAGGTCAGTAGCAGGTATTTTACGATTTAAACCATAAGCAAGATTATTATACATGTCACTACTGGCTTCATATAATCTACAATTTATAGCTTCAATCAGGGGTAAGATTTCTGCACACTCCTTACAATCTGATGTTCTAGGATTTATCATTTCTTATTTAGTTACTGGTTTCTGTAAATTAGCTACACAAGTTCCACACAAACCACCCTGTAGACCACATGAGCAGCCTACCTCAGTTCCACAGTTTATACACGTTGCCATTTTATTTAAAATTAACGATGAAATTATTACCACTACATCCACAGTTATTATGTGTCATAGCGTTTAACATAGCTGATGCTTTATCATAGAGCTTATTGGCTTCTATAGTAGCACAGTTATTAGCTGCAGCAATAGCTCCCTGAATCAATAGATATATTGTATTTAGTTGCACCTTTGCTTGTGTTTTAACTTCCTTGTCACACTCCATCATATCTAAAGTCATAAACACCCTATCAAACTTCTCTTGTAGTTTATTAACCCTCATAAAAGAGATAGCATCATAATAATCAATTGAAGGAGCTATAGAATAGTTTAGATGATATACTCCATCTGGAAGAGGGATTGATAGCCCTGCTACTGATATTTTTAATACATCAGAAGTAAGTATATTATAACTATTCACTTTAAATGGTATAGACACAACAGGAAATCCTGGAGGAGTGACCAACAAAGTTGGGTTGGTTACCACAGGAGGAACAGTAGAATATTGAGAAGCATCAACCACATTTAATGTCTTGACATCGTGTGTCTCAAGCACGACTATCTTTATATTTGTACTTGCCATAACTCTAAAATAAAAATGTCAGAGGACAGAGAAATCCTCTCATACCTCTGACATTGGGGTTAAACAATTCTACTTGGATTAAGGAATCAGCGTAGAAGTTGTGGTTGTAGTTGTACCTGCAACTGTAGTTGTAGTAGTTGTAGTAGCACAAGCAGCATTAACTGTTGCACTAGCAATAGTAACTCCCATTGCAGCAGCAAGAACACCATCAATAGCTGTAGCAATTGCACTACCAGCTACTGCAGCAATGATAACCATTTCATCTGTTGGGATATAATCCCCCCATTGGTAAGCTGCTTTATCAAACTCATTGAACTTGATATAGTAAGTGTCATATACTGCACCATCTAATACATAGTCTTCATAGTTTGCATTATACCCCATCATTCTGTACAAATGTTTAAGGTAACCTGCTTGATAGCTGTAGTAATTTTTTTGCAGCTGTTTAATCTCTTCAGAAGTTCCTGTTGGATAGGAAGATCTTTGGATGATGTTAGGAGTAGCTACAATGTTACAGTTATCTGCTACGATGAAGTCTGCAGTAGTAGCTGGACCTTCGTAAACGAAAGTTCTAAACCACATTCTGTCATATTCATGTGGGAACGCTGCAACATCACATGGTTGTCCATATTTTGTCAAAGCTTTTCCAGTGATAACAAGTTTAGAAGATGCACCAGAACCACCTCTTGCAAAAGTGAAGAAGTTGTTCAAAGACACGTTATCTGGGTTGTTACCAGGAGCCTGTTCTTGTAATTTTGCAACAAGTTTGTCAACAAGAGCTTGCATATCAACTGCAGCAATATCAGGACAAGGATCTGCACCACAAGCACAACAAGGAGCTTGGATTGTTACAGAACGAGTCAATCCATTGAAATACAGTGTATCAATGTAGCTAGAGTGCGCACGAATAGTTAGGGTGAAAATATCACCACACTGTACGTGGAAGTTTGTTACCTCAGTGATTTGTACCATTGCTGTAGCACAACCTAACACTTTGTAAAACTCTGTTACATTGGCATTAGCTGCTGTTGCTCCTACAGGACCTTTAATCTTGTCTGAGCGTTTGCTACCTTGCAAATAGGTATTTTGTCTACCTTGTGCAACGTAAAAATAAGGTGCTGCAGCTACGTTACCTGCAGTTCCTACTGAGTAGTCATTAAGGAAGAATCCAACCTGGCCTTGCACCAAGTCTTGTGTGCTGTTTGCTGTAGGCAACGCAGCCTGAGTACTTGGGACTACAAAAAGCGTGGTTAATGAAAAATCTGCCATTTTGTTTAAATTTAAAAATTATTATTCATTTGTTTGAATTCTCATTTGAGAAGTCTGAATTGCTGATTGGTTCTCTATATAAGTCGCTAGAGTTTGAACTGTCAAGTCTAGTAGTTCGTCCTCCAAATAAAGTTCCAACTCACAATTGTTATTTTTTGATTCTGTACCATCAAATTTTATGTACCCTTCTTTGTCTATATACTCAGGATATCTCATATACATTATGTAGATAGCTGAAGGGGTAAAAGTTCCATCTGTAAAGATACTAATTTCATCTGAAGAAATCCAGTTAAATGTTTCCTGATATTCAAATGAAGGTCTGTAATGTTCATTATTTACCAAGAACTGTAAATCTCCATGTCTTGCTAAGTCTTTATTGATCCAAATCTTTCTGTCTTTACAGGGGCCTTTGTCAGCTAAGACATAACTGTCCTCATAAAGCATATACTCTGGTTTTAGTTTATTTAGGTCAGCAGCCCATCTATTTAATATTGGATCTGCCAATTTTAAATCTAATTTACCATCATCATAAGTAACTACAAGTCTTTGTAGATCCTCATAACGTTTCTTAAAAGAATCTTGA